TCAGGGCGGAAGCGGCCGCGCGATGACGCGGAACTCCCCCACCTCGACGGCGGCTGCCGGGCCGGTGCAGGCCCATTCCCACTCGTACAGGCCGGCCGCCGCCGTCTCGATCGCGGCGCGCCAGACGCCGTCGCCCTGGCCCTGCACCACGGCGGACTGCACGGCGCCGCCGGCGACGCGCCAGCGCAGGGTGACGCCGGTGGCGGTCACCGGCTCGCCGGTCTGGGCGTCCGTCCAGCGCACCCACAGCCATTGCGTGCTGCCCTGCCAGATCGTGCTCATCCCCACCCCCGTCCCAGGCGCACCGTGGCGACGATCGCGCCCGCGCGGCGCGGCGCGGCAGCGATGGCACCGCGGCGCCGGACCGTGGCGCCGATGGCGGGGCGCCGGTCGGCGCGGCCGCGCACCCAGCGCGTGGAGACGGGCGCGCCGCCGCCGACGCTGGCCATGCCGGGCAGGAGGAGGACGGACACACCGAGAATGGCGCCCGGCGCGGCGCCGGTGCTGCCGCCGGAGGCCGTGCCGGGCAGGAGGGACAGGGCGACGGCCAGCGTGCGGCCCGTGGCGGCGGCCGCCCCGGAGGCGGCGCCGGGCAGGAGCGCCACGGCGACGGAAAGGGTGGCGCCGGCGACCGACGCCGCACCGCCCGCGGCGCCCGGCAACAGGGTGGCCGCCACGCCGAGCACGGCGCCGGGGGCGGTGCCGCCAGCCCCGGCACTGGCCGAGCCGCCGAGCAGCGCCACGCCCACGGCCAGCACCCGGCCGGTGGCTGCGGCCGCGCCGGTGGCGCCGCCGGCCAGCAGGGTGACGCCGGCGACCAGCGTGCCGCCGGGTGCCGCGGCCGCGCCGGTGGCTGCGCCGGGGAGGAGGGCAACGACCGCGACGAGCGTGGCGCCCGGGGCCGAGCCGGAGCCGCCGGCGGCCGCGCCGGTGTTGAAGATCGCGTCGTTGAAGATGGCCGCGTTGAACAGGCTCACAGACCCCGCTCCGCGATCTCGGCGGCGGTGACGAAGAGCAGGTCCACCGCGTCCTGGGGCACCGGCGGAGCCAGCAGCCCGGCCAGCATGGCCAACGCCTGGCTGTCGCGCCGCATCTCGGACCCGCCCTCCCACCATGCTACGAGGATCGGATCGCCCGTGCTGCGGACCATGGCATCGGCTGAGGTGAACAGCGTGCCCGCGCCGTGCGGCGCCATGCGCATCGCCGCCTGGGCGGCCCAGCGCGGGACGACGGACGGAACGACCAGCGCGGGCGCCTCGGGGGTGGGCTCGACGTCCGTCCAGGCGTAGCCGGGCGGGAGGGCGGGCAGCGCCGCCATGTCGGGCGCGTCCACCATCGTCTCCGGGCGTCCGGCCGGGTCGATCAGCCAGAAGCGCGTCATGGCAGCCACGTCACGCGAAGCACGCCGCCGGCGCCGGCGCCGCTCGCGCCGCTGGTGCCTGTGCTGCCCGCACCGATGTTGCCGCCGCCGCCACCGCCCCCACCCGGGAACCCGCCGTCGCCACCGGCGCCGCCATCGCCCGTGGCGGAAGCACCCCCGCCGCCACCGCCCTGGCCGCCACCGGCTACTGCGGCGGCACCGTCGGCGCCGTTCATCCCCGCCGCACCGCCCGCCGCAGCGGGACCGCCTGCGGCGCGCCCCGAGCCGGCGCCACCTGCTGAAGCGGCGTTCGCCGCTGTGATGCCGCCGCCCGACCCGCCGCCGCCCGCGCCGCCAACAGGCGCGATGGCGCCACCGGCCGATGAGCTGCCATTCGACGGGCCACCGCCGCCGCCGGAGCCACCATTCTCTTGGGTGGGCGACCCGCCACTGACGCCGGCCCCACCAGACCCGCCCCCGCCCGCCCCAGCGAGGTTGCTGTTGGTGCCGCTGATCGCCCCTGCGCCGCCAGCGCCGTTGGACGCGCTGGCCCCGGTGGTCCCGCCGCCCGGCGGCCCGCCGCCGAAGGCTGCCAGCAAGGCGGTCGCCAAGGTGTTTCCGCCCAGGAAGGTTGTGCCGCCGGTGCTGCCCGCCACGCCGCCACCGGTCGTGACGCCCGCCCGCGCGGCACCTCCGCCCGCGATCACGTAGGGGATGCCGGCCGGGTAGAGCGTGCGCAGCAGCGCGGCCGGGAACCGACCGGTGCGCCGGGCCGCGCCGCCGCCGCCCGCGCCACCGCCGGACGCCGTGCCGGCCGTCGCCTGCTTGGCGCCCGAACCTCCGCCGCCGCCGCCGCCGACCAGTTCGAATTCACCCGCTGACGCCCAGGCCGGGATGGCGAGGTTGCCGGTGCCGGCGGTGATCTCCTGCACGAGCACCGGCGGGATCTCCACCACCGCGCCCTCGCCTGGCTCTGGCACGCCCAGCCGGCAGGGGCCGGTGGCGGTGATGGGGTGGGCCGCGTTCCACTCCGCCTTGTTGACCTCGGCCCCCGCCTCGTCGGCGGCGGTGGCGACCAGGGCGTGTCGGACCTCGACCGCCATCAGGGCAGCGTGAAGCGCAGGGTGCTGGCCGCCAGCGTGAAGGCGGCGCCCGTGCTGGATATGTCGGCGCCGAAATCCACCACGCAGACCAGCTCGTCGGCCGAGGCCGCGCCGCCGCGGCGCTTGTAGTAGACGGCCTGCCGCGCGGTGATGGTGGCGGTGGCCCAGGTCGCGCCGCCCAGCGTCACGTCCAGCCGGTCGTTGGCATTGTCCTGGTTCACCGTCACCGTCACTGCCTGGCCGCCGGCGGTGTAGCCGGCGCCCGAGACCTCGTTGGTGACGTTCGACCGGCGGGAGTGCGCGTCGCGGTCCGGCACGTAGAGGCCGGTGGTCAGCAGCACCCAGAAGGTGTCGGTGTCGAAGTCGATGGCGCCGCGCGCCTGGTCGTTGGCGGCGGAGTTGAACATGAGCGTGGGCATCGGGCGCTCCTCAGGCGGGCTTGGCGGGGACGAAGGCGCCGGCGGCGCCCTCGGGCTGGAACAGGCCGCGGGTGGCGTGCCAGGCGCGGGCCTGCTTGCAATGGCCGGGGCCGTTGCCGGGCAGCGCGTCCACCAGGCGCTCGCGCCGCAGGTCCCAGGGGCGCCCGGTGGCGGCCCGGTGCGCGCTCATGGCGCTGAAGGTGACGTCGCCATTGCCATCCGTCACGGCGCAGAGCGCGCGCGACCAGCCGCGGGCGATCTGGCGGTGGCGCGAGGCAGGGCCGGCGAGCACCACGATGGCGGCGAGGACAGCCAGCGCGGAGAAGGCCAGCAGCGCCAGCAGGCCCAGGGCCAGGCGGCGCGCGAAGGCGACGGCGGCGCTCATTCCGGCGCCACCCAGGCGCCGTCCACCAGGCGCCAGCCGGGCTGGACCTCGGGCGGGGCGGGGACGAGCGAGGCGACGAAGTCAGGGTGGTAGCGCTGGGCCAGCGGTACCTCGTGGCCGTCCAGCACGACGGTGGCCGGGATCAACTCTACGACGACGCCGTCCTGGAGGTGGGCGTGGTGGCTCACAGGCTGAACTCCTCGATGATGACCAGGCCGGGTGCGCCCGCACCGCCGGGGAAGATCGAGCCGCTGGCGGCCACGACCAGGCCGCTGCCCCCTGAACCGGGCGACACCGCCGCATTCGCCGCGCCGTTGAAGTTGACGAGGGAACCGCCTGCGCCGAAGTGGCTTCGCCCGCCGGCGCCACCGAACCCCCCGCCGGCCGAGAGCGCTTGGGTGACGCCCTCGGCGGCGCCGCGTCCGGACCACAGGTTGGCGCCCGACGCCGCCGCCGAGAGGCCGGCGGGGCCGATGTGCGTCGGCGGCGTGGCGTTCGCCAAGGAGCCGCCTCCGTTGCCGCCTGGGGTGGTCATGAGACTGCCGAAGGACGTCGTGCCGCCGGCGCCGCCGGGAACTCCCGATGCAGGGGTCCCGCCCGCGCCCACCGTAACGGTGATAGACGCGCCCACCTGGACCGTCGTGAACACGCCCTGCCCAACGGTGCCGGCGCCGCCCGCGGCGCCCGCCGAGATGTTGCCGCCGGTGCCCGCTGGCGCGCCCCCGCCGGAGCCACCGCCGCCGATTGCCGTGACGCGCACGAAGCCCATGCGCGCGTCCGGCGTGTAGGTCGCAGCACCCGCCGTGTTGAAGGTCAGCACCCGCAGCAGGCGGCCCGGCGGCAGGCGGCGGATGGCCTCGGCCAGCTGCTCGCGGTTGTTGGGGTCGAGCACCTGGCCGGAGATCTCGATGGGCCGGGCGATCTCTTCCTGGAAATCCGTGAGGTGCGTGCCCGGCACCACGGTGCCCGGCTGTCCCAGCGCCAGGTTGCGGTCCCGGTAGCCCAGCCGGCCGGAGCCGAGGTCCAGGGTGTTGCTGCCGGAAATGCGGCGCATGGCGGATCAGCTCCCGTAGTTGAAGTAGACGGTGGTGTGGGCGGGCGCGTGCCGGCGGAGGAGGCATTCGACCGGCGAGGGAATGAAGTCGCCCAGCGGCGAGCCCGCCTCGGAAGCCCCGGCCTCGAACTCGACGAGGGTGGTGGCGGGCAGGTTCACGAACCACTCGAAGCGGCCGTCCTCGCGCACCAGCTCGTCGCCGGCCTGCGAGACGCCGCACTCGAAAGGCGCGCTTTCCGTGATTGTGATGGCCACGCCGATCGCCGCCGCGACCGCCACGAAGAAGGCCGGCGTGGCACCGCCGCGCGAGGTCCAGCGCTGGTGCGCCAGGGCCTGGCGGATGCCGAAGGGCAGCGTGGAGGACGGGCCGAGGCAGGGATCGTCGCCCAGAACGCGCTCGTAGTCCGGCAGCAGGGCGTCGGCCGCGCGCGGGTCCACCTCGCGCAGAAGCGCTTCGGCGCCGTCCTGGAGGGCGGCGAACTGCTCGGCCAGCGGCTCCAGCAGGGCCGGCCAGGCCGCCCCCTCCTCGCGCGGGAAGGCGCGGCCGGGGGGCGAAAGGGCCAGCAGGTGCGCGTGCCCCGGCGTCACGACGCCAGCCAGGTGATGGTGCCCGGCACGGCGAGCTGGCGCGCGGTGAGCGCGACGTCGCCGGCGGGCAGGTCGAGGCGGTGGGCGTATTCACCCGCGGCCGCGCTCAGTGCCTCCACCAGGCGGGAGCGGCGCAGGGTGCCGCCCACGCCCGGCTCCGCCTGGAGGTGCAGCGCGAAGGCGGCGGTGACGGCGGCGCGCACGGCGGCCGTGTCGGGGTCGAGGCGCAGGGACAGGTTCACCGGCACCAGCTCCACCCCCAGCGCCACCGCCAGGGCGGTGACCGGGCGCTGGGCGTCCAGCGCGGCCTGGACCGCGGCGATCTCGCCGGCCGTCGGCACGCGCGGCGCGGCCAGGCTGTCCATCGCCACGGCCACGCCGACGCTGCCCAGCCCGAGCCAGCCCGGCAGCACCTTGGCGACGGCCACGCCGGGCACCGCGCGCGCCCAGGCCTCCCAGCCCGATGCCTGGCCGTAGGACACGCCCTCGCGGATGCGCTGGAGCAGGCGGGCGCGCCAGGCCTCCAGGTCCTCCTCCGCCACGCCTTCGATCAGGCGCGGGGCCGCCACGGTCGCGCCCTGGACGGACAGGCCGGCGACGGGCGATTGCAGCGACAGGACGGTGCCGGGGTCCAGGTTGCCGGCCGGGCCGGTGGCCGCGGCCACGGCGGGAACCGACAAGGTGCCGGCGACCAGGGTGCCGCCCGCGGTGGTCTGCACCACCACGTCGCCGGCGGACAGCACAAGCCCGGCCGGCAGCACCACCCCCGTGCTACCAGCGAAGGTGACCGGGAAGGATGCGGCGGCCGCCGGGCGGCGGGGGACGCCCCAGACGTCGGCGTGGCGCTCCAGCGTGGCCTGCGCCTGGTCGGGCAGCAGCTCCTGCGCCAGTCGCTGGAGCCAGAGATACAGGTCCCAAGCGCCCATGCCCTGGACCTCGGCCAGAACGCGCAGCACGGACAGGGTGGAGCGGGCGTCCACCGGCTCCAGGCTGCCGCGGGCGCGCAGGACCGGCACGAAGGAGCGCTCGAAGCCGGCCTTCAGGCGCTCGGAGATCTCGGCGGGCTGGGGGAGCGGCCAGGGCATCAGGTGATGTCCTGCGCCAGCTCGACCACTTCGCCCGCGCGGCGCACGCGGAAGGCGAGGCGGCTGTTGTCCTGCCACTCCACCAGCACGTCCAGCTCGCCCATGGGTGCGAGCGCCTCCAGCACGTAGGCCTCGGCGCGGCGGCGGGTGGCCTCCGTTCGGAAGGCGCGCTCCAGCAGCCACAGGCGCGAGCCGAGGCGGCCGCCGCGGTGCAGGGCGTCGCCGCACCAGCCGCGGCGCGGGTTGAGGATGTCGGGTTCCAGCAGGGGCGCTGCGGGCTGGGGCAGCGGATCGTCCACCCGGGCGCGCCCGTCGCTCAGCAGGCCCAGCAGCGCGGGGGTGGCGAGGCCGTCGCCCAGCACCAGGTCGCGCGCGCCGAGCGCGAGGTCGCAGCGGCGGGAGGCGGCGTCATAGGAAAGGGCCAGGTCGAACGCCATGCGCCCGGTATCCCACGCGCGCGCGCGGGCCGCTGATACCCGCAGGCGCGGGGATCAGGGGGTGATGGTGCCGGTGGCGGTGATGTTGCCGGTGACCTGGAGGTTGCCGGTGATGGCCACGCCGGTCGCGGTGACGCTGAACACGGTGGCGCCGACGACGACGCGGATCTCGGTGGCCGCCGTCGCCTCGATCACGCCGCCGGCCTTCAGGTGCAGGCGCGAGCCGCTGTCGTCGTACAGCGCGACCTCGCCCGCGGCCAGGCCGCCCATGCGCGCGGCGGCGGCCGGCAGTGCCACCAGGTCGCCCTGGTCGCCGCCCACCGCCAGCACCACGGTCATGGCGCCGCCGGCGGGGGCGGAGGCGAGGCCGTAGGGCAGCAGCACCTCGACGCCGGAGCGCATCACGCCCTCGTGGGTTTCCACCACCAGGCGCTGCTCGGCGGCGCCGTCGTCCACCTGGTGCACCACGGCGCGCAGCACCTGGCCGCGCAGGGCGGCGGCGTCCTCGCGCGTCATCGCCGGCCGGTCCCGGACGGCACCGGCACGGGCGGCGGGGGTGCCGCGGCCAACGGCTCGGCCGTGGCGATGCGCGCGGCCGGCGCGGTGCGGCGGGCGCGGCGCTCCTGCTCGCCGGCCTCGGGCAGCAGGTCGAAGGCCTCGACGCCCGAGAGGCGCAGCTCGGTCGTCGCGCCGTCCGCGCCCCAGCGGTAGGTCACGCTGCTGATCAGCAGCTCGTGCGACACGTCGGCCAGCGGGTCCTCGACCCACACGCGCTGGTTCGGGCGCCACAGGGCGTCGTCGGGGCCGGCGCGCCAGCCCGACACGGTGACGGACATGCTCTCGGACTTGGCGCGGGCGGTGCGCATGGCCCAGTCCGCCTGCTCCTGCGCCGAGGCGCCGCCGCTCTGGGTCGGCGGGGACAGCACGGTGGGGCGGTGGCGGCCCACCTTGGGGTCCACCGCGCGGCCGGTCATGACGACGCGCGCCCGGGTGGTGGTGGGCGCGGTGGGCAGCGGGCGGCGGGCATCCGGGGTGGCGGCCAGCGGGGCGGCGGTGGTGATGAGCGCGGGCGCGCCGCGGGCGGGCGCGCTGCTCTGCCCCTTCACCAGGTACTCGCTGAAGCGGGCGGCGTGGGTGAAGGCCGCGCCGGCCTGGACGATGTTGCCGCCGAAGACCAGCGGCGCCGGGCCAGCGGTGCGCCCGCCGCGCGTGAGCACCAGCGTCCCCAGCCCGTCGCTCAGCGCCAGCACGGCGCGCTGGCGGCACGCCTTCTCGATGGCGCTCAGCGCGGTCTCGCCGGCGTCTATCCCGAAGCGGGGGAAGCGCTGCGGCAGGTCCACCTCGGCGCGCACGGCGATGCCGTAGGGGGCGCAGATGGCGCGGCACAGGTCGAGCAGGGTGACGTTGGCGTACTCGGCCGGGCCGTGCGGCGCGGCGGCGCAGTCCACCAGGTCCCCCGTCACGTCGCGCCCTGTCAGCGTGATGCCGGCCTTGCTGGCGCCGTAGTCCACCTTGATCTCGTCGACCCAGCCGAGCAGCACCGGCTCGCCGTCCAGCTCCACCGTGAGCTTCTCGCCCGGGCGCAGCGGGCCGCGCGAGGGCGCGGGGCGCCACCAGGCCGGCCAGGCGGCGGCGAGGCGGGCCATGTCGATGCCCTCCACGGTCACGCCGCCGGCGATCTCCTCCAGGTCGCGCGTCACCTCCAGCCGCTCGAAGTCGCGGAACTCGTCCGTGCCCAGGCGGATGGTGGCGCTCACCGCAGCACCTCGATGGCGCCGGCCGGGCAGCGGCCGGGGAAGGCCAGGGCGTTGCGCCCCACCAGCTGCGCGTGCTGCGCGGCGACGGCGGTGGGCGTGTCGCCCGCCAAGTGCTGCGCCACCAGCCAAGTGGGCGCGGCGCGCGGCAGCAGCAGGCGCGACGTGGCCGGCAGGCGGCCGGCCTGCTCGTGCAGGTCGCGGGCCAGGGCGAGGCGGGCGTCGTCCACCGCGCGCCACAGGGCGCCGGCGCCGGCCGGATCGGCGGCGGCCGCCACGGCCAGGTCATCGCCCAGGGCGGCGAGCGCGTCGTCCAGCAGCGCCAGCATGGCCAGCGCCTCGTCGCGCGCGGCGAAGGGCACGCGCGCGCCCAGGGCGGCGGCGTCGGCCAGCACCAGGCAGCGCGCGGCGAGGGCCACGGGCGCCGTGCCCATGCCGGCGGCGACCGCCAGCAGCACGCGCACCGCGGAGGCGGCGGGCAGGATCGGCGCCGACACCACGGGGGTGTAGGGCGCCAGGGCCGAGACGGGGGCGGGCATGCCGGCCAGCCGCACCGCGGCGGACGGCGCGGCGAGCGCGGCGTACACCCGGGGGGCGTAGCGCGAGCGTGGGTCCAGCGCGCCCACGCCGGACAGGCCGGCGAAGGGCGCGAGGAGCACGCTGCCCAGCCCGGTGGCGCCGCGCACGGTGGCGATGGCGCCGCGGAACATGCCGATCACCGAGCTGGCGAAGGCCGCCACCGCGCCGACCAGCGCGGCCACCAGGCGCAGCGGTGCCAGGATAAGGTTCAGGAAGGCGCGGACCGCCTCGCGCACCGCGTCCAGCAGGGCGAGCAGCAGGCCCAGGGTGTCCAGCTTCTCCGGCGGGCGCTCCAGCCAGGGCTCGAAGGTGGCGGTGAAGCGGGCGAGCCGGATCTCGCGGTCCTGGAAGGACAGCTCGCCCGGGCCGTTGAGCACCACGTCCATGTCGCCCAGCCACGGGTGGGTCAGCAGGCCGGGGCCGGGGGTGCGCAGAGCCAGGCGCATGCGGCGGGCGCGGCGGACGTAGTCCTCGCCGATGATGATGCCCTGGACGCGGATGCCGCCATCCAGCGCGCCCATGTCCTCGTGCCAGGTGTCGTCGCGGCCGGGGAACAGGGTGCGCTGGATGCGCCGGCCGGTCTCCTCGCCGGCGTCCAGCATGTGGAAGGGCACGCCGCGGTACTCGGCCGGGTAAAGCTGGTCCCAGATGTCCATCAGCGGCGGCCCCGCGTCTGCCCGCGGTCGGGTGCGGAGATGGGCACGCGGTCGTTGGTGCCAGTGGCGCTGAGCACCTCGGTTCCCGGCGCGGCGCGCACGACGATCTCGCCGCCCACCCGCGCCTCGTACTGGTTGGCGGCGGCGGGCACGGGCGGGGCGACCGGCACGGCGGGCGCGGCGGTGGCGGGCTGGCCGGGGGCGGCCGGCGCCGTGCCGCCCATGAAGCCCGGCAGGCGGGCGCGCAGCCCGTCCCACACGCCCTGCACGCGGCCCAGCGCGCCGGTGATGCCGCCGATCGCCGCGTCGAAGGCCGCGGTGATGCCGCCCCAAAGCCCCTCGAAGAAGGCGGTGAGGGGCGCGAAAGCGGCGCGCACGGCTTCCACTGCGCCGGTGATTGCGCCGCCGGTCCAGCCGTCCAGGAAGGTGGCGAAGTCGCCGAACAGGGTGCGCACCGTGCCCCAGAGCCCCGCGAAGAAGGTGGAAAGGCCGGTCCAGACCTGGATCATGCCGTCCACGCTGCGCTGGGCGTCGGCGGTGAACAAGCCGGCGAAGTACTCGCCGATGCCGGAGGCGATGCTGACCAGCCCATCGGCCATGGACGCGAAGAAGCCGCTGAACCGCTCCCATTCCCGCCAGATGTAGATGGCGACGGCGCCGATCGCGACGCCGGCCAGCACGATGGGCGAGGCGAGCAGGGCGAAGCCGGCGGCGACCGGGCCGGCCAGCGCGCCGATGAGGCCCAGCACGGTGACCAGGCCGGCGAAGGCGGCGAGGCCAACGCCGATGGTCTCGGTCAGCCCGGGATAGTCGCGGTTCATCCGGTCGATGAAGTCGGCCATGCGCTCCAGCCCGCCGTTCACAGCGGCGATGGCGGGGGTGAAGGCGTTCCCCAGCCGGTCCTGCAGCACGCCGGCCGCCTCCGACAGGCGGCGCATCTCGGCGGCGAGGCCCTCGCGGCGGTCCGCGCCGGACTGGACGAGCGCCTGGCCATCGGTCGCGCGCAGCTCGTTGCGGATCTCGATGTAGCGCTCGGCGCCGTTGACGAAGGCCATCATGGCCTGGCGGGCGTTCTGGTCCTGGATCGTCTCGAAGAAGGCCTCGCGCTGGCCCTGGGTCTGCTGGCGGATGCGGCCGAGAAGTGCCTCGACGGGGTCCACGTCCTCGCCGGCGGCCTGGCGGCGCTGGGCGTCGCGGAACACCGCCATCACGTCGATGCCGAGCGTCTCCTCCATCTTCTTGCGGGTGTCCGGGGACAGCAGCTGGCCCAGCATCTGCTGCATGCCCGAGGCGGCCTCCGACGTCGTGCCGAAGCCGTCGCGCAGCACCTGGAACATGGCGGAGGCGTTCTGCACGCCGCGCAGGCCCGAGACGCCCATGGCGTCCATGCCGGCCAGGATGCCGGGGAGGTAGCGCGCCATGTCGCTCAGCTCGGCGCCGCCCAGCTGGCCGGCGCGGAACATCTGCGCGAAGGCGGTGCGCTGCTCGCCGGCGTCGGTGATCTTCATCACCCGGTCCAGGGTGACGGCGAGCTGCGCGAGGTCCGCCGAGGCGGCGCCGGAGGCGGAGCGGACCTCGGCGATGGTGCGGATGAAGGGGCGCAGGCGCTCGCCCTCGATGCCGCGGGCGACCAGCACCTCCATGCCGCCCAGCAGCTCGCCGGTGCTTTCGCGGAACTCGCGCGCCAGGCGGTTCAGTTCGCCGCGCGTGGCGTCCACCGCGGCCGCAACCTCCGGTCCCGCGCGGCCGGCGGTGATGGACATGTCGCGCAGGCGGCCTTCGAGGGCGGCGGCCGAGGAGATGGCGGTGGCGAAGGACAGCCCGCCCAGCGCCACGGCGGCGATGGCGGCGCGGCCGGCGGTGCGGCGCAGCCCTTCCAGGCGGCGCTGCACGGCGGACAGGCCGGCCGAGGCGCGGTCCTGCAGGCGGAGGACGAACTGGGCCACCAGGGATCGGTTCATCAGCTCGTGCCCTCAGGCTTGGTGTCCAGGTAGTCGTGCAGCGCCTCGCCCCACCACAGCGCCTCCTGGTCGGTCAGCGCGTCGAGCTCGGCGCGCGGCCAGCCCAGGTGGAAGGCGAGGCTGACGAGGATCAGCCGCCAGTTCGACGGCCAGCTCCCAAAAAATGCGCCACGATCCGGTCGGCATCGGCGATGTCGGCGGCGTCCATGCGGTCGTAGATCGCGTTCATCTTGCTGCCCGGCATGCGGGCCGAGCGCGCGAGGCTGACCGGCTGGATGTGCTTACCCTCCACCTCGCTCACCGCGCGGATGTCCGCGCCCGTGAGGCGGTGGAAGCGCAGGGAGGCGAAGCGCTCCTCGCGCACGCCGTCGCGGCCCTTGAACTTCAGCGCCACCGGGTAGAGCAGCGGCAGCTCCACCGAGCCGTCCTCGTGGAGCACGGCGCGGGCCGGCAGGCGGGCGCTGCCCTCGGCCGCGTCCAACTCCACCACGTCCGGGTCGGCCGGGGAATGCGCCGGCGTGCCGGCGTCCAGCTCCACGATCTCGTCGTCGTCGCGCATGATGTCAGCCATTGAGCAGCTCCTCCGGCTCGCCAACGGCGAACTTCATCTCGATCTTGCCGCCCTCGCCGCCGGTCATGTCCGGGATCTCCATGAGGAAGGCGTCGGGCCAGGCGAAGGTCTGCCCGGTGTCGCACAGCACCTGCAGCTCGCCCTCGCCCGTGCCGTACTTCGCCTTGAAGCTTTCGCCGCGCTTCAGCACCGTGGTGCCGGCGACCTCGCCCGCGACAAACTCCTCCGAGCGGTGCACCTGGCGGCCGGCGATCACGACGTTGTTCTTCACGCCGCCGGGCTTCATTTTGGCGCCCTTCTCGACGTCGATCTTCCTGCCCTTCCAGACCAGGTCGATGATGCCTACCGTCTGAGCCATGTCTCAGTTCCCCCTTAGACCTGGAATTCGAGGCTGCCGGCCAGCACCATCAGGTTGCCCAGCACCCTGACGTAGAGGCGGGCGTTGACCCGGTTGCTGTCGTTCACGTCGCGCACGAACACGCTGTCGGCCGCCGTCTGCGAGGCGCCCTCGATCCAGCCCATCCGCTCGTACAGCGTGCAGCGCGCGGCCCAGGAGCCGTGCAGGCGCCGCGCCGTCGCCACTTCGGGGTCGTACTCCGCCGCCGGCGCGTCGTCGTCGGCCAGCTTGGCGCGCGGCCAGGTCGCCGTCATGTAGCTGTTCCAGTCGTAGCGCACCCGGCTGGTCACCTTCACCCGCATCACGTCCAGGTAGGCGGTGTCCTCCACGCCCAGCGGCGTGCGCTGGTACTGGGTGATCACGCGCTCCAGCACCACCTGGCCGTCGTCGGTGACGGTGAAGGTCGAGACGCCGTCGCGCAGCAGGAGGTCGCGCTCGGTGTCGGTGAAGCGCCCGGCCTCGGGCGGCGGGGCGATGCCCACCAGGGGCAGGCCGCGCAGCTGGCGCGCCGGGTCGTTGAGCAGGGAGAAGGTGCAGCGCGCGCCCAGCGCCGCCGCCCAGGCCCAGACCGGCGAGGCCGAGGAGGCGTAGCCGATGTCGCAGATGAAGCGCCCGTTGCGCGCGTTGCCCGCCGTGGACAGCGCCCCGAAGCTGCCGCTGCTCGCCGCCCAGACCTGCATGTCCAGCCTCGTCATGGCGTTCCAGCGCCGGTCGAGCTCGGCCGGCAGGGCCGCCATCAGCGCGGGGGTGAGCTGGGGGAAGATGCAGTCGGTCCACCAGGCCGTGGCGATGCCGGGCAGCGCGCCGGCGTAGTCCGCCTCGCCCGTGCCGCCGGCCATGGCGGTGACGGCCAGCGTGAGCCCGGCCGGCAGCGGCACGGTGGGGTCCGGCGTGGCGCTGACCTGGATCGCATTGCCCAGCGTGCCGAAGTGCCGCGCGGTGAGCGTCACCACGGCGGCGGCGGCGGCGGACGTCACGGGCAGGTTGGCGTTGGCGCCCAGCGCGGTGTTGAGCCGCGTGGCCAGCGTCGCCACCGTCTCGCCGGCCGACACGGGGATGGAGACGCGGATGTTGTTCACCAGCAGCGTCACCGTGCCCGAGGCGGTGGGCGCGCCGCCGAGGGTGACGGTGCAGCTCGCCCGCGCCCCGGCCGGGTCGGCCAGCAGCAGCAGGGAGACGGCGCCGGTGCGGTTGTTGGCGATGAAGGCGGCGGCCATCTCGGCGGCGACGGAGCCGGCGCCGGCCCAGGCGATCACCTGCTCCAGCCGGGTCACCGGCAGCGGCGTGCCGAGGACGCCGAGACCCGCGGCCAGCCTGGGCGCCACCAGCAGCGTGCGCGCCGGGTAGGGCACCGCGCCCTGGCGGCGCCGGTCCGGCTTGATCTCGGTGTAGGTGCCGGGCACCCGCCAGTCGGCGGGGACCTCGTCGAAGGAAATGGTCTGCGACATCAGCCGCGCTCCTTGGTGCGGGTGGTGGCGGGCGCGGCGGGGGCGACGAGCAGCAGCTCGCCGGCGTCGAGCCGCCGCTGGACATAGAGGTCGTGCGGCAGGTCCATGCCCGCCTCAGGGATGGGCGTGCCGTCCTGCGCGCGGATGTGCAGGCCGGGGGCGGGCTGGACGGTGACCAGGCGGGTCATGGGCTCTCCAGGGCAAGGATGGTGTCGGTGGCGAAGTCCCAGCTCTGCGCCAGGCGCAGCAGCCGGTCGGGCGAGGCGGCGGTGAAGGTGGTCGGCACTTCCAGCGTCTGCGCCCAGCATATTGCGTGGGCGTCGTTCCACTGGCCGCCGGACAGCGCCTCGCCCTTGGTCAGCGCCACGGTGCCGGCGCCGCCGTCGCGCTCGCCGCCGATCGTCATGCCGTGCAGCCCGGTCACCAGGGCGTGGACCATCTGGGCCATGCCGGGCGCCAGGCTGTCGCCTAGCAGGCGCGGCGCGTGGCGCGGGTTGCGGGTGACCAGGTAGGCGCCCCAGCTTAGCTTGCAGGACAGGGCGCGGCCGCTGGCGTTGGCGGGCTCCAGGCCCAGGAAGGCCAGGCCCACGAAGGGCGCCCGGGCGTGCGGCAGCTGCTGGAGCATGGGCACGGTCAGCGGGCCGGGCAGCAGCTCGTGCTGAAAGCGCCCGGGCGGGAAGACGCCGGCGAGCGCCGCCTGCAGGCGCGCTGCGGTGGTGTGGATGGGGCCGCTGGAGGCGGCAGGGTCGGCGGGCGTCACCAGCCGTTGCCCAGGATGCCGCGCACCTCGTCCTGGCCGGCGGTGAACAGGCGCTCGCGGTCCGTCACCCGCGCGTCGGAGGCGGTGGCGGCGGGCGGGGCGTCCAGCTTGCCCTCGGAGGAGGCCATGTCGCGCAGCCAGGCCAGCGCGTCGTTGCGCTCGCGCCGCATCTCGTCGGAGGGGGCCTTGCCGCCGCCCTGCGCCAGGTCGCAGCGCGCCAGGATGCAGCAGCAGCGCACGACCTCGCGCGGGACCGGATTGAGCGGCAGGAGGTAGCGGGTGCGCAGGTGGCTCTCGATCACCGCCGTGGCGTCGTCGAGGGCCACCTGGATCACCGCGCCGTTGGGCGCCGCCGTCAAGGCGCCGTCCTGCGAGGAGAGGCGGATCATCTCCTCCTCCCCGAAGCGGGCGACCATGTCGGCGGCGGTGGCGTAGGCCATCAGGAAGCGGCCTTGCCCCTGGCCGGCAGCTCCTCGACGGCGCCGCACTCCACCAGCGCGGGCAGCAGCTCGGCGGGCACCTTGCCCTCCGTGCCCTCGGCCAGCAGGACGCCGTCCACCTCCAGGTTGCGCAGCGCGCGCACGGCGACGGGCTTCTTCGTGGTCTCGCTCATGCCACCACGTTCTCCCAGAAGAAGCCGGCGTCGTTGGCGGCGATCACCTCCACCACGCTCTCGCCCACCCGCACGGCGCGGGCGCCGCGCAGGCCCTTGCGGGGCTCGTCCAGGGCGCCGGCGATCCGGTCGCCGAACTGCGCCGTGAAGCCGAAGGTCGGCTGGTCGGCGTCGGCCATGTCCTCGCTCACGTAGAGCGCGGCGCAGTGCTTGCCCCAGACGCGCTGGAAGTTCGCGGCCTGGCCGCGGCGGGCGGTGTTGACGAAGCCCGCGCCCACCGCGATGCGGCGCACCTCGAAGAAGGCGGCCGCCTGCTCGCGCGAGACGGCGCCGCTGTTCTGCGCGGTGCCGTAGATGGCCTGCACAAGGCGCGGGTGCTGGCGGACCTTGGTCCAGGACGCCTGGCCGAATGCCAGCACGTTCGGGCGAACCAGCGGCGCGTCCAGCCCGGCCAGGATGGCGTCCACCGGGTTGGAGTTGACGAAGTCGCTCCACTGGCTGGCGCCGGCCAGGGTGAGGCGGTTGGCGGCCGCGTAGGTCGCGGCGCTGAACACGATGCCGGCCACGCGGACCTCGCGGTCCAGCATGATGAGGCCGGTGAGCAGCGAGGTCGCCTTCGCCTCGGGCGAGACGGGGCCGCCCATCGCGGGCTTGGGCATCGCCTCCCAGCGCTGGATGTCGTCGACCGGGATCATGTCCTCCAGGCCCCAGTCCACGCATTCGCCCTGGACGAGGACGCCACCGAAATCCACCTGGGTCGGCTCGCCCTTGCGGCCCACGCGCGTGTTGGGGATCGTGAAGGCGTCGGCCGCGCTGTAGCGCGTGTAGTTGAACAGCTTGCCGCCCTTGGGCACGCGCGGCAGCACCATGTCGGCGATGAGGTCGGTGTCGCGCGGGCGGTAGCCGATCGCGATCGCCGAGAGTTCCGGGTTGACGGGGTACGGGGTGGTGGCCATCGGGGTCTCCTGATCAGCCCTGGAAGCTGTGCTGCGCGATCAGCACGCGGACGATGTCGCCCGCGGCCGCCGCCGCATCGACCGCGAAGCCGATGCAGTTGTTGTTGGTGCCGGCGGCGGGCGCGGCCGTGACGGCGCGGCCCTGGGCGTCGCTGGCGAGCCGGGCGTTGATCGCGAAGGCGGCGCCCGCCTCCACGAAGGCCACGCCGGCCATGATGACGTCCACGTTCTCGCCCAGCACCGGGGCGGTGTCGTCGTTGACGCCCAGCACCGTGTCGGTCGGGCCGGTGGACTGGGCCACCTGGTCGGCGCCGGTCATCTTGACGATGCGCGCGGCGGCGATGGCGGCGCCGGCGCGGAAGGTCTTGTGCAGCAGGGGATTGCTCATCGGTGGCCCTCCTCAGGCCGCACGCGGGGTGGCAGCCACGCGGGCGACCGCGTCGGCGAAGGAGATGGACCGGCCGGCGGTGGCCTCGCGGTCCTGCAGCTCCTGCGCCAGCAGGGCCAGGGAGCGCGGGTCGCGGTCAGCCGGCGCGTCGGCCGGCGCGGTGACGCCGCCGGAGTGCAGCGAGGGCATCGCGGCCAGCTCCAGCTCCACCGCCGCGGGGTCCTGGCAGTGGCGAGCGATGTAGTGCTCGCGCAGCGCCTTGGGGATGGCGCGGCCGTCGCGGATCGCCCCATCCACCACCTGGGTGGCGCGCTCGCGCGCACGCTCATTCGACAGCGCGGTGAGCTGGCCCTGGAGCGCCGTGAGCTCCTGCGCCAGCCGCCCGCTCTCGCCGGCCAGCTGGCGCTGGCTGTTCAGCGCGGTGACGATGGCCGTGGCGTCCGTGCCCGCGGCGAGGCCGGCGGCAGCCGCGATGCCGGCCAGCGCGCCGGAGGCGGTGGCGGCGGCGCCGTGGGCGGTGCGGCAGGCGTTGAGCACGGCGTCGGTGGCCGCATCGGCCGGCAGGCCGTGCAGCTGCCGCAGCTGTTCGAGGAGATCCATGTGACCGGGGTCCTGGCTGTGGAGGGTGGCGAGCTGGCGGAGGTTCGGGATGTTCGTGAGGCTGGCGCGCAGCACCGCCAGCACCCTCCCGGACTTGTCGTGGACGAAGGCCGGGCTGATGCCCCGGTAGGCGCGCTCGGCCAGCAGGGCCGTGCCGGTGGCCGTCCATTCCACCCGGCCCCACAGGCTGCCGGCGCGCAGCTCCAGCTCGCGCACCCAGCCGCGGGCCGGGCTGGGCTGGCCGGTGGCGGCGCCGAGGTCGATGGAATGCGTCTCGTCGATCGGCAGCGGCAGTTCGGCGCGGCTGGCCTGGAGCACCGCCTCGGGGGCCGCCATGCGCCACGGGCCGCGCCCGTCGCGGCCGCTGAACTCCCCGGCGGGGACGAGCTGCACCCACTCCGGCACCGTCGCCTCGGGAGGCGCGGCGGGAAGCAGCATCGAAAGGGTGGCCAGGTGGCGATCCATCGGCGGGACAGTGCCCGGTGATGCCGCGTGGGTTTCATCCCCGCAGGCGCGGGGGTGGGCGAGGAAGGGGACCGCCAAGGAAGCCCGTGGAGGGCGGTGGGAGGCCCGGCGGCGGGGCTGCCCCCTGCCGGGAGGGCGAGGCCGCTCTTAGTGGCCTCTTTGCACTCTTATTCCGCCGTCGCCGCGCCGGGTGCTACCGGCGGCGGAGCGCGGCGTCGAGATAGTCCTCCGTCGCCTCCAGGATGGTCGCCTCGTCGAAGGACGACAAGCCCAGGTAAGGGCGCGCTGGGATGGTGACGGACTCCGCCCGCCCCCAGGCCTGGCCGCGCCAGTCGCGCAGGGTCAGCTTGCCGGAGGGGTTCTTCGCCACGATCTCGGCGCCGAACTGGTGCACGGCGGCGTAGACCTTGCCGGACCCCACGACGACGTTGCCGCCCTCCACGCGGGAGGTGATGGAGCCCTGCAGCCCGCCGCGCATCGCCGCGGCGCGCAGGATGCCGGCGCCGCGCTTGTGCGGGAGGTAGCCGGGCGAGAGCGGCGCCCAGGCGGCGCCGTCGGGGGAAACCTCGTCGTCGAACCGGTCCTGGGTGTTGCGGACCAGCAGCACGCCGATGGTGCGCAGCAGGGGCTGGGGGTCGCGCATGCGCGCCTGGAGCTCGGCGATGGCCGCGACGACGCGGCCCGGGCGGAACTCGATCTCCAGGGTGGCGCCGGCCATCAGGCGGCGGCCTCGTCCGGCGCCTCGAAGCCGAGTTCGGCGTAGAGGGCGCGCTGCTCATCCACCAGCGCGAGCAGCCGGCGGAGCCTGGCGACAGGCTGATCCGCCAGCTCCTCCAGGGGCGTGCGGAACTCGGCCGCGAACCGCCGCCGCACCTCCTCCGCTCCCTCGACCTCACTCACCGCCGACCTCCAGCACGATCCGCCGCTTCGTGCGGCTGACCACACGATAACGCAGCCCCGGTGCCAGCAGTAGCTCGAATTGCTCCGGGCGCGCCTCGGGGATGTTGTGGATGTATCCCGCCCCACCGGCGCCGGCACGAACCCGCACCTCCATGACCACGCCCTGGCGCATCGTGGCGAAGCCGTCGGCGACCTCCGGGCTGATCGTCGTGGACAGGAAGGCCCGCAGCCGTCCGGCGGCACCCGTCCTGCCATACGCCGCCACCTCGGCCGTGCTGGCGGCGCGGAGCACGACCAGGTCGCGCGGTGCCGTTGCGCGCCGCAACGCCGTCTCCAGCGACCGGAGCTGCCGCGCCACCGAGGGCGGCGCGGCGATGCCTTCGCGCAGGATCGCGTTCCACGCGGTGCCGGACCCACGGTAGTCACGAACGGCCGCCCGCTCATCGGGCGTCAGGGAGGTGGCCCAGGGTCGGTAGGCGAGCCTCAGCTCACTGTCCTGCGCCAGCACCTCCGGCGGCGGGCGCGGGCGCCTTACGACGCGGGCGACGGCCGCGGCCTGCGCACGCGGCGGCGGCCCGTCGGGCACGAAGACCGTCGTGAGCGCATCCGCCGAAGCCGGGGGACGGGCCGGACGCGGGGCCGGCGACGCCGGAGCCGGCGCCGGTGGCGCCCACCCCTCCGGCGGCTGCCAGCGCGTCCAGCCCGGGGGCTTCGGCATGCCGGCGAAGCCCTCGCCCACGTTGTAGGCGAAGCCGGCGTCGATCCCATCCGGCACGCTGACCTGGCCTCGGCCGGGCACGTTCACCTGGCGCATGACCACGCGCGGCGTCGGCTCAGGCCCGTCCAGCCCCTGGCGCCGGAGGTCGCGCGCCGACAGCGGCCGCACCCGGCAGCCGCAGTTCCAACCATTCGGCGGGTAGTGGGTGCGCCACCAGCCGTCGTCGGCCCGCAGCACCTTGCCGTTCCAGCCCCGGTGCTGCTCCCGCGGGTTGCGCGCGCCGGAGTGGACGTACTGCCAGAACGGGAAGATCGCGAGCGTTTCCGGCTCGACCATCTGCGCGTAGCGCCCGGCCGAGTAGGCCATGGACAGGTTCGTCTCCAGGATGATCTGCGCGCGCCAGCCGGGCGTGCCGGTGTGCGCCCAGCCGTGCTTCTCCACCAGGCCGGTGAAGGCGCGGCGGAACTCGGCCAGGGTCGTGCCCTGCTCCAGCGCCTTCATCACCTCGCCGCGGATGTCGCCCAGCAGCGCGTCCGAGGTGGCGCCGGCCACCGACCAGGCGCGGGCGTGCGCCCCTTCCCACAGGTCGGTCCAGCGCTCGGTGGGCGTGTTGACCTTGCCCCGGAAGAAGGCGATCGCCTCGGCCGGCGGCAGGTCGAGCGCCGAGAGCGTGCCGCGCGCGCCGCTCACCGGTCAGGAGCCCTGGCTGCCGAGCTCGTCCAGCAGCGCGGCCTGGCCGGCCAAGTGCGCCAGGGTGAGCCCCTGGCCCAGCGCCACCGCCAGCGCCTCCGGGTCCATCTGCAGGCGGGCGAGGCGGTTGGCCAGGTCCTGCAGGTCGGTGGCGGCGCCCACCTCCTCGCGGATCTGCGCCGCCATGCCGCCGAGGGCGCGGCGGGTGCCCTGCGCGGTGCGCACGCCCAGAACGTCCAGCGCCTCGGGGGTGGGCAGCTGGGCGTTCAGCGCCGGCGGGGCGGCGGGCGCGGCCGCCGGCCTGGGGCCCAGCACCTCCGCATCCTCCGCCGGTTCGGCCAGGCCGAGGCGGTCGCGCAGCTCGCTGGCCTCCACGCGCAGGCCCAGCGGCACCAGCTTGGACACGCCCTCGATCACCTCCCTCAGCGGCACCTCGTCGGGCCGGCCGATCAGCAGCTTCGGGTAGGCGTCCTGCGGGCCGAAGTTGAAGGCGATGATGGCGTGCACGAGCTGGCGGGTGACCGTGGTGGACACCATCCGCGCGTCGGCGCGCTCGATGTCCTCCTGCACCAGGCGGTGCTCCCTCGCCACCGCGTGGCCGCCGGAGACGGCGTCGGTGGTGGTGGTCTGGCCCAGCACCAGCTTGCTCACCTGGCGGTCCAGCCAGTCGCAGCGCCGCTCGTACAGCTCGGCGCCCGCCTTGAGGTCGCCCACCTCGGCGAACTCGATCTCCATGCCGCGCGGCACGATGGCCGCGGTGTCGCCGGCGATGTTGGCCACCGCGCGCCACAGCACGTCCCGGTCCTCGGAGGTGCTCTCGGGGCCGTACTTGCCCAAGCGCAGCGGCTGGCCGTAGTTGCGCACGAAGGCCGCCCAGTCGGCCAGGGTGAACGCCTTCCACATCCACGCCCAGGAGGCGACGCGCGCCAGGCCCGAGCGCATGACCAGGCCGCTCTTGCCCGGGTGGCGGTGCAGCAGGAACTTGTGCGGCGCCAGCGGCAGGCGCGTCGTGGCCTCGCGCAGCATGATGGCGTCGGGCTCGTCCCGGCCCACCTCGAACCATCGCTGCGGACGGTACAGCAGCTGCTCGGGCCAGATCCTGCCCGGGTCGGTGCGCCAGATGATCTCGTGCACCGAGAAGCCCTTGCCGACGCCGTCCAGCACGTCGAACAGCGCGCCCTCGAAGACGCCCGTGTCCAGCCAGCGGCGGATGAAGTCCGCGTGCTCGACATGGGCGGGATCGTCGCTGGCGGCGGTGACCGTCACGGGCAGCTGGGAGACGGCGCGCTTGCGGGTGGCGAGCACGGCCGCGTAGTGCAGGTCGCGCTCCTCGATGTCCTCGGCCAGCTCCAGGTAGCGCTGGGAGATGCCGCGCGCCGCGTCGCGGTGGATCTGCGCCAGGCGCGCCGGCGTCATGCCGTCCGCCGGCGACCACGAGAAGGCGGGCCGCACCCCGGCCAGGGTGGGAGCGGTGATCTCCGTCCGCAGGCGGCGGACGTCAGCCGCCGGAATGGACTGGCCGAACTGGTCGAGCAGGCTCATCGCAGCGGGTCTCCGGGGCGGCACCAGTCGGCGCGGGGGCCGCGGCCCGCGTAGGGCACGGCCAGGCGCTCGCCGATCAGCACCGCCGACACGTCTGCGCCGGCCGGGGTGTGGACGGTGGCCAGCAGGCGCCCGTAGCGGTCGCGGCCCCGCACGGGCGTGATGTGGGCGCCGCGCGCCACCAGCTGGGCCAGCCGGTCGCGGGCGCGCTCGGCCCGCTGCCGCTCGGCAGGGCAGCGCGCCCCGCGCAGCTCGGGCGCGTCCAGGCCGGCGATGCGCACCAGGCGCGTGCCCCAGCGCAGCGTGTCGCCGTCCACCACGGACACGCGCACCTGCGCGGCCGCCGGCGCGGCGAGGAACAGCAGGGCGAGGGCGAGGCGCAGCATCAGAAGGTGGTCGGGCGGGCGATGGCGCGCACGGCCCACATGAAGCCGGTCTGCAGCTGGGTCTGCGCGATGGCGAGCGCGCGCAGGTCCACGCCGCCGATCGCGTGCGCGTCCTCCATCAGCTTGCCCACACGCTCGGCGGCCGCCTTGAAGTCGTTCATGGCCGCGATCTCGACCTCGGTGAGCTCGCGGTACCCGGTGATGCGGCGGTGCTGGTTGTCCATGCGGTGCTCCTGTCAGCCGGCCGCGAAGTCGAGGCCGGAAATGGTGGCGGCGGGCATCAGGCCCGGGCGGGCGATCTGCACGGGGCGGTAGCCGTATTCCTCCGGCTCGGCGCGGGAGGCGAAGACGGCCAGCGCGCCGGCAATCGCCGCGTCACCATGGCGCTTGCCCCCGTCAGAGCCGGACGTGCGGTCCGGCACGCGGGCCACGCCGCGCACCAGGCGCAGCGCCCGGAAGTCGTCGCCCACGTCGCGGTCCTGCGGGAGGTTCAGCGCGCCGTCCTCGATCGCCGCCTTCAGGCGGGGCATGTGCTCCCGGTACCAGGGCTCCGACAGCATGACCTGGAGGACGCGCTCCCCGTAGCGCTGGCCCGCCTTCTCCGCCAGGGCCATGCCGTTGCCGCCGGCGTCGAGCGCGGCGGCGCGCAGCCGCGGCAGGCGGTCCAGCAGCCAGAACAGCAGCTGCTCCTGCTGGCTGAACGGCATGTCACGCAGCTCCAGCAGGAAGGGCGTGCGCAGCGACATGTCCCGGTGCAGGGCCAGCGGCCACAGGACCGACAGGTCCACCCGGCGGCCGAAGTCCATCCCCAGGCAGTGCGGCAGGGTGGCGTCCAGCGCCAGCAGCCGGGGCAGCACGTCGCGCTCCAGCCAGCCCTGCACCTCGGCCACGCGCAGGTGCTCGGGCCACTGCACGAAGCCGGGCGCGGGCGGCGACCAGCGCAGCACGGGAACGGCCGGGTCCATGCGCGCCTCGATCAGCGGCGCGGGCAGCCAGGTGCCCGTGGTCGGGCTGGGGATGACGAACAGCTCCTCGGCCGCGCCGGCGCCGTAGCGGGCGACCAGGTCGGCCCGCCAGGTGGCCTCGGCCTCCGCGCTCCAGGGCTGCTTCGTGGTCATGCAGACGCGGCGGTAGAGGCCGTCCGCCAGCGCGTCGTCCAGCGTGCAGCGAAGCAGGGCGTAGGGCTTGCGGCCGGCGCGGATGTCCTGGACCAGCTCGTTGAACGGGTTGGTCTCGCCGTTGTGGGTGGAGATGACCAGCACCTTGCCGCCCCAGATCAGCAGGGCGAGCGCGGCCTTCAGCACCTCGGCCAGGTCGTCCATGAAGGCGGCCTCGTCCAGGATCACCAAGCCTTGCTTGCCGCGCAGCGCGCGGGGGACGGAGGGCAGCGCCACCACCTCGTAGCCGGAGGCGAAGCGGATGCGGAAGGCGCCGATCGCCGTCTCGGGCTTGTCCGGGTCCTGCCAGACGAACTCCTGCACGTCGCTGGCCGCCAGCTGGAACTCGCGCGCCCAGTCGGCCACGTAGCCGATGAACTCGCGCGTCATCTCCTTCTCATAGCCCATGTAGAGCACGTCCTGGCCGCCCTCGCCGCGGGCGGTGGAGGCGGTCAGCGCCGCGATGGCGGCGGCGGCCCAGGAGTAGCCGGTGCGGCGGCTCTTCTCGACCACGGTGACGGCGTGCAGCGACACCGCCGCCATCAGCTGCTGCTGGTAGGTGAGGAAGACGTCCGGCAGGAGCGTGGCGGGCAGGCTCACCCGGCCACCCCGAACACGCTGGCCTTGATGGCGGCGACCGTGTCGGCCGACAGGCCCGCCGCGCGGCCGGTGGCCTCCACGCGCACGGCGGCCGCAGCCTCCGCCTTGGCCGAGGCGCGCTTCTCGATGCGCTCCACGAAGTCCTGGTTGTGCCGGCTGGCCTTGGTCAGCCGCTCCACGGCCTCGGCGAAGAGCGCGGCGCCCTTTGGGTTGCGCAGGGCCTTGCGCAGCTCGTCACCGTGCTCGCTCTCCTCGTCGCCGGCGGCGGCCAGCGCATCGGACACGAAGGAGTGCAGCAGCTCGATGTTGACCCGCGCGACCTGGTCGCCCGGCGCGTCGCCCAGCTCGCGCGCCAGGCCCTCGGCCAGGGCGCGGGACTGGCGCAGGCGCGCGCCCATCTTCTCCAGGCGCTGGACATGCCGGCCCAGCGCGGAGCGGGACACGTCCACCTCCAGCCGGCCCAGGTGGGCGAGAATCTCGTCCAGGGTGTGCCCGTCCTGGCGCAGGCGGCCGATGGCCTCGCGCACCTCGCGCGGCAGGCGGTCGATGGAGGAGGGGCGGCGCATTCAGAGCGGCGCCGCTACGCCGGCCCAGGCGGCGCCGCGCGCCACGTCGCGGCCCAGCCGGGTGGCGGTGGCGGCCCACAGCTCGGCGCCGCGGCCATCCTGCAGGCGTTCCACCGTCACCAGCGCCTGGCGCTCCAGCCAGCCCAGCAGGCCGCGCATGTCGTCGCGCGTCACGGCGCCGGTGCGCAGGCGCATCAGCTCGCGCGCCAGCAGGTCCTCGTTGAGGCCGTGCCCCTCGACGGCCAGCAGCACGGTCAGCACGGCGGCGCGGCGGTCCTCCGCCAGGCGCTCGGCGAGGCTCACGCGCCGCGCTCCGCGCGCAGCAGGTGGTTGGTGATCATGTTCAGCCCGTGCTCGATGCGCGCCACGCCGTCGCGCACGCCGCGCACCTCGGCGCCCACCACGTCCACCTGGCGCTCCACGGCGGCCACGCGGTCGGACAGGGCGCGCATGTCGGTGTGGCTGGGGCCGGCGGCGACCTGCGCCTCCACCCGCTCCAGCCGGTCGCTCAGCCCCGAGATGCTGCTCTTGTCGGCGAAGGTGCCGATCAGCTGCCAGCGCACCCAGGCGATGATCATGCCGCCCATGGCGGTGCCGGCGGCGATCAGGGCGGCGACCAGCAGGACCCAGTCGCGCAGCGTGAGGTCAGTCAGCATGGACGGGCAACTCCTCCGGCCGGCGCTCGGCGGCGGCCTGGCGCTGCGCGTCCATGCGGCGGCGGTGCGCGGCGATCGCCGCCTCGCGCTGCCGCTCCTCCAGTTCCTGCGCGCGGTCGGCGGCGTCGGCCATCACAGGCCGCGCCCGGTGAGGCGCGTCTCCACCATCTGGCGCACGCCCTCGGCGGACAGGCCGAGGCGCGTCATGGCGGCGGGCGTGCGGCCGAGGACGTAGGCCGCGGCGTCGCCCACCACGATGTCCCGTGCCGCCTCGCCCAGCGGTGCGCCGCGGCGGCGGATGGTGTCCTCGGCCGCGTCCACCGCCACCTCGACGGCGGCGAGCAGGTAGCCGCGCACGCGGTCATCGGCCGACAGCTTCAGCCAGTCGGCCAGGCGGGTGGCGGCCAGGGTGCCGACCGCGAGCAGGGCGGCGGCCAGCGCCTGGCCGACCAGCGGCACCAGCGAGGCAAGGGCGGAGGCGAGCATCAGGCGAGTTCCTGTCCGGCGAGGGTTGAGAGAATGGCCAGCCGCCGCGACCAGCCCAGCACCATGGCGGGCTGGCGGGCGGCTTGCTCGGCGTGGCGCTGGATGCGCCGCGCCATGACTTCGCGCACCAGCATGGCCGTGCCGTCGCGCCGTTCCATCCAGAAGCGCAGCGCCACCATGCTGCGCGGGCCGAGCGCGCCGTCCACCACCACGCCCATCGCCGCCTGGAGCCAGCGGATGGCGGAGCCCACGCCGCAATTCACCGCGCTGTCGAACATGACCAGGTCGAGCGGGGCGGGCAGGCTTTCGGCGCGCACGGGCAGCCAGAATTCGCGGTGGTAGATCTTGGCGGCCAGGTCGTGGGTGATCAGCTCGATGTCGTCGGCGTCCACGTCGCCGTCGCCGTCGATGTCCACCACGCGGCCCAGCGTGCGCGCGAAGCGCAGCGAGATGCCGAGGTTGGTGGCCCCGCCCGGGTCCTGCGGGTGGTTCACGAAGCCGCCCTCCTTCGCGAGGACGAAGGCCAGGCGTTCCTGGAAGCGGGCGGAGGGTTCGGTCATGGCCCGGCGACCTTCGCGCGCGCGGGGAAATGGTTTCATCCCCGCAGGCGCGGGGGCACGCCTACCCGAACAGGTCCGGCTGCGGGACGGTGAGGCGGGCGGCGCGCAGGTGGCGCCAGACCGCGTCCTCCGTCAGGCCCAGGCGGCGGGCGATGGCGCCGTAGCTGAGGCCGTCACGCTCGCGCAGCACGCGGATGCGCCAGTGCCGGGCCAGCGGGACCTTGATGCGCTCCCCGCCCAGGGCGGCGGCGAGGCGCAGGGCGGCGTCGCGGCCCAGCGCTTGCGCGAGCGGCGATGCCTGGTTCGGCGCGTGCGGCACGTAGATGGTCGTGCCGCCAAAGGCTTCGATCAACGCCAGCAAGGCGGAGGGCGCGAGGTGGGCGGACAGGTGCGACAGCTCGGCCGGAGGGGGTGGGAGGGCGGTCATTGGACGAGATGTGCCTCAGGCTGTCTGATTGCCGACCGAGACAGGAATGCGGGGCTTGTAAGGCGAGGCGCGGCCCGTCGAAACTGCTGCTTTCCTGAGGAGTAAGACCGATGAAGCTGCTGCTCGCCTTCCTGGCCACCCTGACCTTCCTGTGCAGCGCCGCGCAGGCTCAGCAGCGCCCGCCAGCTACGCTGAGCAACCGCAACGGTGGCACCGTGATCGTGTGGAAGGACACGGCGAAGATGCGGGAGGGCATGCAGCTGATCGAGGCCGGAGTTAACCGCACGCGACCCCAAATGGTCATGGCGCTGCTGTCTTGCATCGTTGAGAACGGCGCACAGATTGTCGTCACCAATGGAGGCTTCGCCACCAGCACGGTGCTGGTGGTGGACGGCCGCGATGCCGGCTGCCGCGGTGACGTGGACAACGTCTTCATCAACCGCCCGCGCTGACATCACCCGCGCGCCTCGCCCGCCTCGTGCCGGGCGCGTTCCGTCAGGATCAGCCGCGCGGCGCGTTCGCACCCATAGGTGACCCAGCGTTCGCGCTGACCGGCGTTGCCGCGGGCGGCCGCTGCATCCCACACTTCCTGCATCAGACGACGCAGGGAGGCATGGACCTCGGGCGGCAGCTCGTTCTCTCCACTCACGCCGCCACCTGCCGCCGCAGGCGCGAGCGCCACGCCTTCAGCCCCTCCAGCACCTTGTTCGCGCCGCGGCTGTCGAGAAACCGTACTTCGCTGACGCCCATCGGGTTGGCCAGCGTGCGCGTCTGGCGGCCGACGAAGGCGCGCAGCGCGGCGGCCTCACCATCCTCGCCGGCCTCGATGCCCAGCGCGCAGATGTCGCGCCAAACGGCCAGGATCATGCGCTGCTGCGATTCCTTGCCCTCGCCCGTGCGGGCGGACCGGGGCTTCCAGCCCAGCCGGCGGAACTCGCGCAGCGCCTTGTCCAGCTGCGGCTCGCTCAGCGCGGCGGCGCTGTCCTGGCCGGTCACCCGGCGCAGCACGTCGCGGTAGGTGTCCTCCGTCAGCGCCAGGTCGCGCCGCGCCAGGTGCAGCTTCGCCAGCATCGCCCGGCGCGCGCTCATGCCGCGCGCCCCTGCACGACGAAGGACGGCAGGCCCAGCAGGCGGCGCTGGGCGTTGGCGGTGTTGAACAGCACCCGGCTGTCCATGGTGAGCATCCGCGCCTCGAAGGCGGCATCGTCCCGGCCCTGGCGGCGCATCTCCTCCGTCAGCCACTCCTCGATCTCATCCATCGTGGCGGCGACGGCCTCCGGCACCGCCACCTCGGGCGCCGCCTCGACGGGGATGGCGGGCGGCGGCAGGGCGGCAACCACCGGCGGCGGGGGCGCCGGCCGCACAGGCGAGGCCAACGCGCCGGGCCGCGGCTGCGACAGGCGGTGCTGGACCGTCGCCCAGCTCGCGCCCAGGTCCTCCGCGATCTGGCCGATCGTCCGCCCCGCGTCGTGCTGGCGCCAGATCAGCGCGACATCGTCGCCGGTCAGCCGACGGGAGCGCGGCGACGGGTTCGGCGCGGCGACGCCGCCGATCTTCTTCAGCCGGGCGCGCACTGTCGGCAGCGAGCAGCCGACCTCGGCCGCGATGGCCGGGTTGCCCAGGCCCGCACCGGCCAGCGCGTGGATGCGGTCCACCTGCTCGGCCGAGATGGGGACGCCGGGCGTGCCCCGGGCCGTACGATCTCCTTCCGGCACAGGAGCAGGAGGCAGCGCCTCGGCGGGCACCAGGTGCTGCGCCATCGCGGCCGCCAGCTCGTCGCGCAGCCGCGCCACGATCGGCGGCAGCACGTCCAGCAGGGCGGCGCGCACCGCGCGGTCGATCTGGGATGGCGTCACGGCAGGGTCTCCAGGAGGATGCGGCGCCAGGCGTGCAGCGCGGCGCGGGACAGCAGGACGGCGGGCGGGCCGCTCCTGGCTTCGAAGAAGGTTCGCTCGTCGCGCCTGACCCAGGCGAAGCCGTGGGCGTCGCGCCGCCCGCAACCCCAGGACCAGCGGAACGGCACCAGGATGGCGGCGCCGTCCGTCGAGCGGGTGACGGGCGGCAGCGGCATCCAGGCCGACGACAGGGGCGAGCGCACGCGCCCGGCGGCGCGCCGGCCCTGGGCGGGCTCCACGCGCCAGCCCAGCGCGCGGAAGATGGCGGCCTCCAGCGCCGGCCCCTGCTCCAGCGCCTCCAGGCGCTCGATGCACAGGCCGATCGCGGACACGTCGCGCGGGGCGAAGGCGCCGCCGGCGCCGGCGCCGACCTTCCAGCCGCGGGCGGGGACCGGCGCGCTCACGCCCGCCCCGCCGGCGCCAGGTGCGCCAGGGAGGCGCGGCGGCTGCCCTGCTTGGCCAGCCGGCGCTCCATGGCGGTCAGCGCCGCCGTGTTGGCCTGACGCAGGCACTTGCGCGCGCCGTCCTCGTCGTGGGCGAACAGCGCGGCCACCATCGCGCCCTGCGCCCAGGCCAGCGCGGTGAGCGCCACGCCGGGCTCGGCGCCGCTCTCGGCCAGCAGGGCGCGCAGCTCGCGGCACAGCGCCTGGGCCTGCCGCACCTCCGGGTCCTCCGGTCCCGGCATCACGCCTGCCCCGCCAGGGGCGCGTCGGTAGGGGCGAGGATGATCTCCTCGCCCTCCGAGCCGATGGTGATGCCCGCCACCTGCCCGGCGACGCCCGGCTCGGCCAGCATGGCCTGCTTGTCCGGCTCGGCCTTCGTGCGCACGAAGCGGTGCAGGCCCAGCTGGGCGAGGCGCTCCATCACGGCGGGCAGGTCGCGGATCAGCACCCGCGGCGGGCGGGCGCGCCAGCTCACCTCGCCGGTGGCCAGGTGGGCCGTCTTGGTGCGGCCGCCGTCGGTGAGCACGGCGCGGTTGGCCTCCGCCCACAGGCACAGGCCCTGCTTCAGCGCCTCCGCCTCGGTCAGCAGGGGCTTGGCCTCGGCCTCGCCCAGCTTCTTCTCGCCCGCCACGCGCTCGGCCATCGCGGCCTCGATCACGAGCAGGCTGCGCTGGAGGTGGCCGAGGCGGGCCATCGCCTCCTCCGCCTCCTCTCGCGTCTGGGGGATGGGCACCGCGATGGCGGCGGCTTTCGTCTTGGCCATGTCAGGCCTCCTGTCGCAGGGTGGTGGCGAGGGCCGCGCAGCGCGCGGCGAGCGCGGGGTCGCCGGCGCACCGCCGGGCGTGGGCGGCGATGCCGTGGTGGACGGTGCTGGCGTCGCGCCGCAGCGCCCGGCCGATCGTCGGCAGGGAGTGGCCGGTGAGGTCGCGCGCCAGGGCCATGGCGGCCTGCCGCGGCACGGACAGGCCGCCGCGGCGCGCGCTGAGCAGGTCGGCCGGCGCCACGTCCCATTCGGCCGCCACCGCCTCGGCGATGCGGCGCACGGTGGGGCGCGGCAGGGAGGCGAGCGCGTCCATCTCGGCCACGTCGCGGCGGGCGCGGGCGGGCTCGGCGGCGGGGCGGCTCATGCCACCACCGCCGGCGTGGCGCCGAGGCGCTCCCAGGCCAGCTGGACGTGCTCGGCGGTGAGCGTGCCGCCCTCGTTGGCGGCGATCATCTGCGCCAGGCGGTGGCACTTCGACAGGTTGCGCAGCCCGCCGGCGTAGCGGGCCACCGCGCGCAGCTGCTCGCGCGCCGTGCCGGCCTCGACGCCCCATGCGTCGAGCAGGGCGTCCACGTCGCCGCGCAGGGGCTTCGGGCGCTTCAGGCGCATGCCCACGCGGGAGTAGAGCTGCGCGAACTCGGCCGACTTCCGCCCGCCTTCGAGGCGGCCGACGATCGCCTCGTTGCCCACCAGGGCGATGCCGATGTTGGCCTGGTCGTGGAAGGAGCGCAGCTGGTCCAGCATCGCCGAGGACAGGTGCTGCGCCTCGTCGATGATGAGCAGCGCGCCGGTGCCGATCAGCCGGGCGTGGATGGCGCGGCAGACGCGGTACTGGCTGTGCGCGTCATAGGTGCCCAGCAGGTTGGCCAGCGCGTTCAGCAGGGAGCGGACGGAGTTGATGGACGGGTCCGCCACCAGCTTGTGCACCTGCGGGTTCTGGCGCGTGTACTCGCAGGCGGCCGAGGACTTGCCCGTGCCCGGGGCGCCGGTGATCACCACCATGTCGGGCATGTGCTGGGCGTGCTGCAGCGCCGCCATGATGGCGTCGGCCGTGGGCGTGGGGATGAAGCGCGCCGCCTGCACGGTGCCGCGCACCTGCTGGCGCTTGACGCGCGCCGTCATCCAGCGGCTTAGCGCCTCGGCGATGCGGCTGCCGTCGCCGGCGTAGGTGCCGCCGAGGAAGGGCGTGACGGTGCCGTAGGGAATGCCGGCCTCGGCCGCCACCTGCTTGCGGGTGATGTCCTCCTGGCGGCACAGCTCCAGCACCTGCTGGCGGATGGTGTCCTGCTCGGCTTCGCTCAGCTTGCGCGGCTTGGTGTCGTCGCTCATGATGCTCTTCGTCTCCACTCAGTTCAGCGTCAGGCCGGCCCGGGGTTCGCCCCCCGGGCCGGTCATTCCTCGTCCTCGTCGTGCACGAGGCGGGGCTTGGGCCGGGCCAGGGCGGCGACGACGCGGCTTTCGCGGTCATCGGCCTCGGCATCGGAAAGGGGCTTGGCCTTCAGGGCGGTGTTGCCGAAGACCGGGGCCACCACGCGCGGGCGCTCCGGCGGCTCGGCGGCCTCGATCTTCGGCAGGCGGCGCGCCAGCTCGTCCAGCGACATGCGGTCCTGCAGGGCGGATGCCTGGCGCGTGGCGCGCAGGAACTGCTTCCAGCGCCGCGCCTGGTCCTGGGCGGCGGCCACGTCCGCGAAGCCGGCGGCCTCCAGGCAGGGCGCCTCGCCCAGGTAGCGCCCGTCGGCGGCGTAGACGTGCAGCCCATCGGCCAGCGCGTCGGCGTCGAAGCGGGCCAGCACCTTCCTGCCGCGCTGGGCGAGCAGGAACTCGGCCCAGTAGCGGTTGCCGAACAGGTGGATGGCGCCGTCCTGCGCGCGGGGCTTCACCGCCTCGGCCGCCAGCAGCCACAGGCGGCGCTGCTCGGCGGTGGCGCGGCGGATGGTGCTCGTGGCGTAGGAGGCGGCGAAGGCCTCGTCGAAGGAGCGCCCGGCGCAGGTGGGCGAGCGGCGGCCGGTGCGCGCGTTGTGCTCGGCGATGCCCTCGCCCACCACGCGCATGAACGTGTCCAGGGGCACCGCCTTGCTGCCGTAGTTCGAGGGCTTCGCGGTGGGGCTGTTGCCGGTGTAGGCGCCCTCGAACAGCGGGTGCTTGGCGATCTCGCCGGCCAGGTCGCGGAAGGCGCGCTCGATCGGCTTGGCCTGGCCGTGGTAGGGCGTGGTCCAGTGGACCTCGACGCCCAGCGTGGTCAGCAGGCCCTCCGGCTCCTCCTCGCGCACCTTGAAGCGGTAGCGGGTGGCGGTGCCGCCGGTGATGCGCTTGGCGGCGAACTCGCGCCCGTTGTCCAGCCACACCGCGCGCGGGATGCCGAAGGTTTCCAGCACGTCCCCGAAGGCCAGGCGCACCTCGTTCCAGGTGAGCGCTGGGCCGACGCGCCACGCCAGCACCTTGCCGCTGAACAGGTCCTGCACCGCCACCATGGTGGGGCGGCCGACCGTGCCGTCCGGCCAGCGCACGAAGACGTCCCAGGTGTGGCCGTCGGCGTTCACCGCCTCCAGGGCGTGGAAGACGCTGCGGTCGCGCTGCTGGGCGGGGAACAGGCGGCGCAGGGCGTCCACGCCCTCGCGCGCCAGCACCCGCTGCTGCACCGGGATCTCCAGCATGCGCCGGTGCAGGGTGCGCTCGGCCGGGATGGCGCGCCCTTCGGAGGCGGCGGTGGCGGCGAGGCGGCGGTAGCAGGAGGTGAAGTTGGGCTGGCTCGGGCGCAGGAAATCGGCGCGCAGGGCGGCCCAGTCCTCCGGGGTGATCTCGGCCTGCTCCTTGCCGCCGGCGTGGCGCGGTGCCAGGGCGGGGAGCCAGTCGGCGCGCGCGGTGCCGTGCACCGCCTTGGCCCAGGCGTAGAGCGAGGACAGCGCCACGCCCTGCTCGCGGGCGATCATCTGCATGGCGGCGACGCGGCGCTCGCCGGCGCGGACCAGCGTCTCCACCGCGTCCAGCGCGACCAGGCGCGTCTTGGCCTTGGCCTTCTTCGCCTCGGGCTGGCGGGCGAACCATTCCCACAGCCCTTCCTCGGCGGCGAGCGGCTCGGCGGCGCCGGCGCCGGCGTGCTCGGCGAAGGCCAGCTTGGCGCGGGCGACCATGGGCAGGCAGGCCAGGTGAAACTCCACGCCGCCGCCCCGGCCGATCCGGTGGCGCCAATGCGTGCCCTCGCGGTCGGCGCGGCCCCAGTCCTGGCGCCGGGCCATCTCCAGCACCTTGCCCTTCGTCGCGGGCAGGCCCGGCAGGGCCATCTCCGCCAGCTCGGCGGCGGAGAACCATTCGCGCAGGGCGAGCGCGGCGCCGTCGCGGGGCATCAGGCGACCCCCCCGGTGGCGGTGCGGCGCAGGTGGTCCTTGCGGCGGCGCAGGGTCTCCATCTGCTCGTGCACCTCGGCGAGCTCGATCATCGGCAGCAGGCGGCGCGGGATGACCGCGAGCTCGAAGGGCTGGGCCAGCAGCTCCAGCGGGCGCGTGTCGCCGGTGGCATGCATCAGCGCCAGCAGCCGCACGGCCGAGATGGAATGGTCTTCCCGCGCCTGGGAGGCGCAGGCGTTCAGCGCGGCGAGGCTCACCGGCTCGCCCAGGAAGGCGCCCATGCGGCGCGCCACCTCGGCCCGGTCCAGCGTGCATTCGCGCAGCGTCTGGGCCACGGCGCGCGAGACGCGCCCGGCCAGCGTCGCGGCGCGCACGTCGCCCTCGGCATAGGGCGCCGGCGGCGCCCATTCGAGCAGCGAGGGCTGGACCGGGGCGGGGCGGCGCGGCATCAGGCGAGGCCCATCCAGCGCGCGGCGGCGGCCGACAGCGCGACGACGATGGCCGCGCCGCCGGTCAGCAGGGTGACGGCGTCGCTGCGCACCGGGCCGGGGGCCGTGGCCGCCAGGTCGGCGATCAGCACGGCGCCCAGCACCAGCAGCGTGGCGAGCAGTGCGAGCAGGAACGCCGTCATGCCGGCACCCCGCACGCCCACATCCGCAGCAGCGCGTCCAGCAGCAGGTCGAAGGCGAGGTAGCCCCAGATGATGGCGCAGGCACCCCAGGCCAGGGCGCGCACCGCCAGCGCCACGCCGTCGCGCGCCAGGGCGCGTTCCATCCAGGCCGGCATGGGGCAGACGGGGGGCTCACCCATGGTGTTGGGCCTCCGCCTCGATCACCGGACGGGCGGCGGCGCGGGCCAGCAGCTCGTCCTGGCGGTTGAGCACGTCGACGCAGAGGCTTGCGGCGTCGGCCAGGGTGCAGCCCGGTTCCAGCAGCCGCGCCAGGTCGTGCGGCGCCAGGATGATGCCGAGGTCCTCCTCCAGCATCTCGCCGAGCTGCAGGACGTGGTTGCGGCCGAAGCGCAGGTGGTGGCGCAGCTGCCAGTCGTCGCGGACCGCGGGGAGGTGGGCGAGCAGGCGCGAGCCGAGCACGGCGCCGGCGGCGTCGCGCACGATGGCCAGCAGGTCGGCGTGGCGGTAGCGGGCCATCAGGCGTGCCCGCCGGCGACGGCGTCCAGGACGCGCTGCTGGCGCGCCTCGACGGCGTCCTCCACGTCGCCCATGGCGGCGGTGACGAGGCGGCGCTGCGCCGGGTCGGCCAGGAGGCCGGCCAGGAACTGGCGCCGCGCCCGGGCACCGGACTTGCGCCAGGCTTCGCGCATGCGGTGCAGCTCGACGTCGTCCGGGGAGGCCACCGCCTCCCTGATGAGGCCGAGCTCCAGCTGGGCGGCGCGGATGTTCGCGGGGGGCTTCTCCGCGCGCAGCAGAGTGCCGATCAGGGCGCGCAGGTCATCCACGGCCTCGACGCGCGCCAGCTCGTCCAACACCGCGCCATTGTCGGCCCAGCGGGAGCGGGCCAGCGCCTCGCGCAGCTCAGGCACGCGGGCCACGATGCGGGCGCGGGCGATGTAGGTCCGCACCTGGCGGTCGGAGATGCCGAGCTTGGTGGCGGTCGCGGAGGCGAAGCTTTCCTGCCGCGGAGCCAAACGGAAGTTTTCTTCCGTTTGGTCCTTGGCCCGGTTTCCGCCGCGCTTGGCGTCGGGGTGCAGGCGCTCGTAGATCGCCTTGCGCTCGACCAGGAACACGGCGCGGTCGAGCTCGCTGAGCTCGCGCCGCATCAGGTTCTCGTCGATCTCCAGCAGCTTGCACTCGTCCTCGCTGCCCTCGAACACGCGGGCGAGGAGGCTCGGCAGGCCAGCGGCCAGCGCGGCGGCGTGGCGGTGGGCGCCGGCGATCAGCGGGTGGCGCCCGTCGGCGTCGGCGGGGCCGACGTCCACCGGGGTGTGCTGGCCGGTGGCTTCCATGGAAGCGGCGAGGAGCGCCACGTAGTCGGCGTCCACCGGGCGCAGGCGCGCGCCGACGGTGACGCGGTCCAGCGGCAGGGCAAGGATTACATTCTCGGACACGTTCAGGCGCTCTCCTCGATTTGACGGTGCGGGACTCGCGCGGCCGGGCTATTGCTTGCCGTGCGTGGCAGGGGGTGGCCTTCGGGCGACCACCGGTCAGGCCAGAGGGTGTGGGGCGGACGGCGCAGGGCCTTGGCGATGCGCTGCTCAACCAGGCTGCTGCGCTTCCGGCCCTTGATGGCGCCGGAGACGGCGGACGGGTGCAGCCCCCACCGGACCGAGAGGGCGGCCAAGCTGCCGTGCTGCTTGCGCAGCGCGGCCTTGATGTCCTCCTCGTGCCAGCCCTGCGGCCGCGACTTCGCCATTGCGCTTCGTTCCTGTGCAGGGGCTGGTGGGAGCCAGAACCTTGCGTGGGTGTGAGTCCGATAACTCGGGCGAACATAGCCGTTTGTGGATGGTGCCGCAATACGATTGGGGCGGCACAGTTCGCAATTGCCGCAGTTCGGTCCCGTTTGGGTGTAAGCCTTTGCGATGATTGGATTATTGCCTTGAGCGCGAATGAGCAGCCCGACGGCACAGTTCCGGCCAGTAACCGTGCCGTCGCAGATCGTGCTTTGCGGCTTCGGGAGGCCGTTCGTCAGGCGGGTGGGGCGGCAGCCGTAGCCAGACGTGCAGAGCTGCATATTGGCACGGTGAACAACTACCTGGGTGGCCGGGACATGAAGGCGGCCAACCTGGTGGCCCTCGCTTCGGCGGCCGGTGTCCGGGTGGAGTGGTTGGCCACTGGCCATGGACCCATGCATTCCAGCGAGGCCGGCGTCCTGGAGGCGGGCACCGAGCTTGCCGGCGACGACCTGGTGGCGCCTACGCCCGGAACTGTCAGGGTGTCGCGCTACGACGCCCGCGCGTCGGCCGGTGGCGGCGCCGCGTCGGAGGGGGCCATCATCGGCTCGATCGAGTTCATGGAAGAATGGCTAAGCCGCCAAATCCGCCGCGATCCGCGCAATTTGGCGCTGCTGGAGTGCTGGGGCGATTCGATGGAGCCGACCATCAAGGATGGCGACATCCTGATGATCGATACGGCGGCGCGCGATGTCCTCTCGGGGCGCATCTACGTGCTGCAGGTGGACGGCGATGTCCGGGTGAAGCGGGTTGAGCGCCGGATCTCGGGCCAGGTCCTGGTGGTGTCGGACAACGATCGGTACCCGGTGGAGGAGCTCGGCCCTGACCAGGTCGAGCGCCTCCATGTCGTCGGCGAGGTGGTGTGGTTCGGGCGTCTGGCTCGACGCGCCTAGGGTGTTCTAGACCACCCGCCCGCCGCCCTAGAGAGGGCGATCGACGGCATCCGGCATTTCCGATTTCTATTGGCGGAGCCGCCCGGATGGCGCCGATTTCCAGATTTCGCCGCCGCCCGCGTACCGCAGGGTGGCCCCGTGGAACGCTAGGCAATCCGCCACATCCCGCGAGGTCCCCGGCCATCCCGGTTCATCCCAGGGTTTCCAGAACCTATTGTCGGTCAGCATGCGCCCTGCTGGCGGAGAAGCGCCCCGGCCGCTTCTCCTGCGCCGGCTGCGGCCAGGCGCTGTTCGCCTCCGACGGCAAGTTCGAGAGCGGCACCGGCTGGCCCTCCTTCGGCGCGCCGCTGGAGGGCGCGGTGGAGACGCAGGTGGACCGCTCGCTGTTCATGGTGCGGACGGAGGTGCACTGCGCCCGCTGCGGCAGCCACCTGGGCCACGTCTTCCCCGACGGCCCGCCGCCGACCGGCCTGCGCTACTGCATCAACGGCGTGGCGCTGGACTTCGCGCCGGGTTGA